TCACACATTTTCATCGAGTTCATTTTAAATGACTCAATTTCAAGATGACCAAAACAAATATCACCATCTGGTAAGTCTGTATATGAAAACCCCCATGGTAAAAATGTTAATGTTTTATTAAAACGTTTTAACGAAAAAGGTTTATCAATGACATTAACATTTTGTTTACCTTTTATAATATTCAACGAATGTACATCTGTTCGATGTTTAAAATACTGATCATGGTTACCTGTAATAATTGTTAAATTGAATTCACTAAGTAATTCAAATATTTCAGCAGATAGAGTTAACGTATCTACAGAGATTTCACTACGATTATGATACCAATCTCCGCAAAAAATTACATCTTTAATATTTTGCTGGTTTAATTCTTTAACAAACCACTTACACCAATCTAAAGCGATGGTGTGCCATTGATTTGAATCATTATGAACCCCAAGATGTAAGTCAGAAAATATTGCAACTTTTGAATTACCAATCATGATTTTGATTATAACTACCGTCTTCGTCTTCGTCTTCAGGTTTTACATATATGTACGAACTCATTTCTGGGTCAGTCATCATAGATTGATACATTTGCGACTTATATTCATTTATTGTATCATGGTGTTTCTTCTCTTTTTTAATACGATTAATAAAATCATGGAATGCAATTGTAGTAAAATATGAGAAAGGATTGGATCCAGTACTAAAATCATACTTTTTATTTTGTACTGCGTTATACATCTTAACTAAAGCATCACCAATCATATCTTCTTTGTATGTATAATTGATAAATGATGGTAAAAAACTTAAACCTGTTGCGATTTTTTTAATATACACACCAAGATCTTCAGTCATAACATCACTATCGTAATATTTTTGAAGAGCTGCTTTAAACTCTATAGGGTTAACATAGTATTGAGCCTTGTTTTCTTGCTTTGCCATATGAAATTATAGTATAGTATTAATATTAATCAACACTCTCTTATATTTTTTTCAGAGAATTGTATTTTTTCACGTTCGTAGATCATTTTTCTAACGTTACCGTGTTCATTACCGTAGTGTAAATTGTCAACCAAGTCAAAAATATACAATTTCGACTTGGAAGGGTGTAGTCGTAACCCACGACCAATCGATTGTACTGTGCGAATAAACGCTTTACCACCAGCTGCAAACATAATTAGGTGTAAATTCTTTATATTTACACCTGTTGAGAAGATAGAACTCAATGCAATACACACTACATCACTGTTGTTTTCTATAATTTCCTTAATTTTTTCCCTCTCTTCCACCTCAACTTTACCTTGGATGAAGTAGACCTTTTTGGAAATACCTTGCAACTTTTCCAATAAAATTTCCCCATGTCGGATATGATTGATCAAAATGAGGATATTATTTGGAAATTTTTGGGATATTTCCTTAATTGTATTGTTCCTAAAATTTGATTCATATAGGAAATCAAGTTCATCCCTATATTTCATTTTAGGAACAGGCTTGTAATTGATGTTAACACACTTAACTTCAACGTTAGTTAGGTAGTTTTCCTGTCGTAATTCATAGGAACTCTTCTCATATATAACGGGTCCTAGTTTTCCCAAAACAGCCCAACGGTCTCCATTTTTATCAGGAAGTGTTCCTGTGAACCCATATTTGTGTGGTGTTAGTATTTTGGAAATAAGTTTTCCTGATACATCTGCCTTCATTTTATGGCACTCATCAACGACTAGTAGGTCAATGTGTTGTAACCACTCATTTTCCTCAAATTTTCGTTGCAAAATACCAATATTAACCACAAACACATTTGATGTTAAATCCGGTTCATGTTTTCCTGTCCATTTTGTTGATTTGAAAGATACCCCATATGAAAGGAAATCATTGTACGTTTGTGTTACAAGACCTAGATCTGGCACCACCACCAAACATTTAAATGTTGGTTTCTTTAAAGAGTTTAGGTAATAATTTTCTATTAACGATGCCGTGGTAATAGTTTTACCAGCTCCGGTACCCATTAAACATATACCACGACCAGTCTTAAGAGCTAACTTTACCACATCTTCTTGATATTCTCTCAACGAGTTACCATCAGCTTTAAGATTGTTATAATATGTAAAGTCATACTGTTTTGACAAAAAATTTGACAACTCTGTTGTAATGGATGTTGAAGGTACAACAACATTACATTCATGGAGGTACTTATTAATTTCCCAAAACATACCTACCTCACACTGACCGGTAGGTGTTATAACATATTTTCTACTAGGAATGAACTTATTTTTCCTCTTCATGAAGGAATGACCTTCATAAGGGTAACTAAAATGCTCCCTTACTTGTTTGAAGAGTTCTGATTCACACTGAAATATTAATTTGTTATTTTTTAGGTTAAAAATCATAATGTTTCAAGCTTACCTAAATCTACAATGTTTTTGATCTCCCAGTGCATGCTACCAAATATCTTTTCAACCTTTTCAAGATATTCAACAACATTAGTAAGATCTCTTTTTTTCTCTTTAATTGATGCAATTTCTTCTTGTTCATCAATAAGATTCAAAACAGTTTTATCAGTTAAATTTACAGGAGACTGTTCTTTTATTTTTGCAGATAACACTTTGGTCATCTTCTTTTCTTTATCTATTAGATCCTGTAAATCACGTTTTGCTTCAATTAATCTAGCAACCCAGAAATGCTTTTTTGCTGGTAATCTTAATTGGGTTTCTTTAATATTGAAGTCATTTAAAACGAGGTCTTGTTCGACTTCTTTTATATACTTACTAAGTAGACTCATAATAAATAATAAATACGATTAACGTGAAATCAACTTTTAAAGACTGTTTTTTTGAATTACTAGATGAAGATAATGTAGCTGGTGGTGCTGCATCAGTTTTTGGACCTGGTGTTGCTGCAAACGGTGAAATTTATGATCCAAATGCTGGTAGATATACATCAAATGATTCCATATATGCTCCAGGTGACGCAAGATTACCAAAAGCATTAGGTGGAGTACAACGCAGATCTGGTATAAGTAAAAAGCGCCGCAAGCGTAATAAAAAATGACAGATTTTGGACATTGGACAAACGTAACAGAAACACCTGAAGCACCATACGGATTTATTTACAAGATAACCAATCTTGTATTAAACAAATGCTATATCGGTAAAAAACAGATGGTGTCAGTTAAAAAAATGCCACCTTTAAAAGGTCGTAAGAATAAAAGACATAAAGAGGTTGAAACTGATTGGCGTACATATTCAGGTTCATCAAATGACTTAAATGCTGATATTGAAAAATACGGTAAAAATAACTTCAAATTTGAAATTCTTATGTTTTGTAATAGTAAGTGGGAGCTTGCTTACTATGAGTCAAAAATTCAATTCCAATTAGATGTGTTAGTATCTGAAAACTTTTATAACGGAATTATTAACTGTCGTATTGGAAAAGCGCCAAAAAGTCATATAATACAAGAATGACATGTAAAGTAGCACATAAAGGCGTTTTGTTTATTGATTTTTTACAATTTGTACAAGACAATTGCTGTAAAAATTATACGCAGACTTTACATACATATAATCTGCAAAACGATATAACCAATAAAGATGTTGCAGGTATTTTTTATCATACAATTTTACAGTGTATTATTACATACTTCACAACGTTAAAAACACACGATAAAAAGATATTTTACGTTAACAAAACTAAATTACAAAAATGCTGCCTTGTTGGTGATAACGATTTGATCGTGTTTTTGCAGTTTTTTGTTAAATTCATCAAAACTATAAAAACAAAATTAAATTTGATAGTTATTTGTGAAAACCACCCTCTTAAAAAATATGTTAGCCTTTTAGATACGGATGTGGTTATTAATGAAAATTTTCACAAAGCTCTAGCAATAAAAGAGTTACCATCTGAAAAAGTATATAAATTTCTCGAAAAATATGGGCTGAAACAACTATCAAAAACATATAAACAAGATCTCAACGTAAAATTCTGGCTTAAATAATAAATACTTTTATGTCAAAATTTTTAGATTTAGTGAATGAGTTTGCTCGTTCCGTTTCAGTAACACCTACAGCTCCGACAGGTAGTTTGATGGGATTGTTTACTAAATTGTGTGATACATTACATGTTGATTGTGAACAAACTGATGGTGGTCTTTTGATTAAAATTTCAGAAGAAGAAGCTGAAGATCTGTCAAGATATACATCAACAAGTGCTATCGATAATAATGTTGAAGGTTTAGCAGCAAAAGCTAATATAGGATCTAAGATATTTGGTACCACAGCAGGTAGAGCAAAACAAGCGGTGAAAGAGAGACAACAGTTAGCTCCAAATATGGTTAGAGCATACCAAGACATTACAAACCAGATTAAATCTGCATTGCTTAAAAGATCTACATCTTCACCTTTATGAAAAAGACTTTACAATTAATCGAACGTGCCTATACGTTACTTGAGCAAGATGCACCAGCTCAACCTGACCCAACCATGCCAGCAGAAGCTCCTCCAGTTGAAGGTACACCTGAAGTACAACCTTTAACATCACAAGGTGAAGTTGCTCTTATTAAAAAATTGATTACACTATTAAAATCTGTTGTTACAACAACACCTGATGATAGTACACGTACTGAAATTTCAAATTTTAACGTTGATAGTGTTACACCTGAAAATGCACGTGAAATGCTTTCTAATTTCGAAAATATTCTTATTACCAATAAAAGTGATTTTGAAACTTCTCAGGTAGATAACCAATATGGTTTAACTTAAAAGCTAGTATATGTTTACATTTAAACAACATCATAATTTATTTTTAGAATTTTTCGATGAAGTGGAAGGTGCTGTAAAGCACATTGACCACTTAGAAGAAAATATCATCAACAAAGGAAAAGACGGTGTAATTGAAGCACTTGAATATATTGATAAAGCTATTGAATATTTTGTAAGTGAAACTGATTACCAAATATCAACAAAGTTTGATGGAGCACCTGCCATTGTTGCTGGTAAAGACCCTAAAGGTAAATTTTTTGTAGCAAGTAAATCAGCTTTTGCTAAAAATCCAAAAATCAATTACACTGAAGAAGATATTAATAACAATCACTCTAATAGCCCTGGTTTAGCAGAAAAGTTAAAGTTAGCTCTGCAGTATTTACCTTCTTTAAAATTAAATGGCATTTATCAAATGGATTATATGTTTGATAACCAGCTTAAAAATACTGAAACCCCGCAAACTATTGATGGTATTAAAAATACAAATACGTTCATCACATTCCAACCAAATACAATCAAATATGCTGTAGCTCCGGAAAGCCCATATGGTCGTGAAATCCAAACATCACAAATCGGAGTCGCGATTCATATTGAATATGAAGTGGTTGGTGGTATTTTACGTGTTAAAAAATACACAACATCACCTACTGAATTTTCTCGTTCTAAAGACGTGTTTGTATTCAATGTTTTAATTGATAAACAAGCTAACCCTAATAAGCGTATTTTAAATATGCTTCTTAAAGATGTTGATAAGAAAAA